CCAAGGACCAACTGGTCTTACAGGTGCTACGGGCCCTCTTGGGTTACAAGGTGACCCCGGCCCACAAGGTTTTCAAGGTGAAGCTGTTACAACAGGCGCTCAAGGTCCTCAAGGACTTCAAGGACCTGTTGGTTTAACGGGCGTTACTGGTCCTCAAGGGCCAATTGGACCTCAAGGGGTAATAGGTGGTGGAGGTGACATAGGTGTTACGGGCCCTCAAGGTGACCAAGGACCTCAAGGTCCAACTGGTGGTACTGGTGATATAGGTGTAACCGGCCTTCAAGGACCTCAAGGTCCTCAAGGAGCTGTTGGTTTACGGGCGTTACTGGTCCTCAAGGTGATATTGGTGACCAAGGTTTCCAAGGACCAACTGGTCTTACAGGTGCTACCGGCCCTCTTGGGTTACAAGGTGACCAAGGACCTCAAGGTCTTCAAGGAGCTGTTGGTCTTACGGGCGTTACTGGTGCTCAAGGACCTCAAGGACCTCAAGGAGTTAAAGGTGCTCAAGGACCTAACGCATCAACAATACCTACATCAGCAACCTATATGGGCCCTCAGGGTGTACAAGGTGCTCAAGGATTTCAAGGTCCTACTGGTGATACTCTTAATATAATTGGTCCTCAAGGTTTACAAGGTGAAGGAGTTCCTAAAGGACTTCAAGGACCTCAAGGTCAAAAGGGATTTTTTGGTGATAAAGGTAACATTTTACCAGGTGGATACTTTGAGTGGAACAATTCATTAAATAAACTAACATTCAAACAACATGGATGGACTTCAGGTGATGAATTATGGATTATAGAAACTTATATAAGTGGGTCTTATTAATTTAATTTACATATTTATTATCAACAAAATGTAAAAAGTTACGATATGCAAAAGAATTTTATTTTTGATACTGAGAAGTATCGTGAAGACGTTAATTTCAACAACTACTATTGGTTCTCAAATGGATTTACTGCTGAGGAGTTAGTTAGAATCGAAGAGATGACTCATGAACTAAAATTTGAAGATGCTGCTACTGGCCAAGATGATAGTTCAAAAATATCCGATTATAGAAAATCACGAATTAAGTGGTGTCCTCAAAATGAAGAATGGTCATGGGTTTATGAAAAACTACATGATATGATTCTTGAGGCAAATGATGAAATGTGGAAATTTGACCTTCAAAGTATGAGAGAGCAAATTCAGTATACTGAATACTATGGTGGTGGTGGTCAGTACGATTGGCACATGGATTGTGGTGTTGGTATACAAAACCAAAGAAAAGTTTCAGTTACAGTTCAATTATCATCACCTGATGAATACGAAGGGGGTGACCTTGAATTTATGTTAGGTGCTGGTCATATTAAAGCACCACGAGTTCAAGGGGCAGCTGTTATCTTTCCATCATTCTTTTTACATAGAGTAACACCTGTAACTAAAGGAACTCGTAAATCATTTGTTTTATGGGTAGGTGGTGAACCATATAGATAGTATATGAAAACAAAACTACCATCAGCATTAGTTTATGGTTGGAATCGTTTCGGAATAATACAAGAAAAATCTAATTTATTAAGAGACGAGTGGTTACAAGAAGATGTTGTTATTTATTCTTACGAAAGTGATGATGACTTTCAAACTCATTTTGTAGAAACTCAACCTGACGTTATTATTACCTTTGGTGATAGAAATTCTTATAAAACTTTATTATCTTACGAAAATCAAAAAACAATTAGTTCAAAATGGTTTCACTATAATGAGCTAAGTGATTCTGATGAGCTATATGACAAAATAGCAGTAAATTCTACAAATTGGAGTTGCTCATCAACAACTGAGGTGTATGGGTCAAAAGAAACACCACACTTTTCAGCATTCACGGGAACTTACAAAACAGGTGACCGAATTTATAGGACTTATGAGGGATTACGACACCAAACATACCCAAATTGGGAATGGGTAGTGGTAGACGACTCACCTATTAATGACTTAGACACTTGGAACAAGTTAGAAGAAATAGCAAGTAAAGACCATAGAGTTAAGATATATAGAATTCACCCAAATTCAGGTGGTAATGTTGGTGAGGTAAAACATAGAGCGGCTTCGTTATCTAACGGAGATTGGTTATTAGAATTAGACCACGATGACCATGTGGCATCTACATATTTTGAAGAATGTGTAAAGGCATCGGAACGATATCCTGATGCTGGATTCATATACACTGGTTGTGCTGAAATTTATGAAGATGGTAAACACAAACAATATGGACCAATTGACCCAAATGGGTATGGTCGGCCTGGATTTAATAATTATGTTTGGTCATATGCTCATCACGAATGGGTAACGATAGATGGTAAAAAATATATAGGTGGATTCGCTGCAAATATAAATCCAAAGACCATTCGATATAACATGGGAATGCCAAATCATGCACGAATGTGGAAACGTGATGTTTATAACGAAGTACGAGGTCACAATAGAACTATTTCAGTTGCAGATGATTTTGAATTGATTGTAAAAACATTTCTTGTTACAAAAATGTTAAAAATAGATAAAGTCTTATATATGCAATGGAATGATTATAACTCAACTGTTGATAACAATGTAACAGATATAAATCGTAGAGCGAGATTAATTCGTAATTACTACGATAAAAAAATACATGAGCGTATTTTAGAACTTGGAAAAGAAGATTGGGATTGGAATGCTGAAACTCAATCGTGTAATCATACTAAATGGATGGATTATACACGTTATCATGAAAACGAACACGCATTAAATTATACTTATAAATAATAGAGGTTAATATGAAAATTTTATTTGTAGTAGGTTATCAAAAAGCACCATATAGTCCCGATACATGGTTGGACAATGGATTGGGTGGGTCAGAATACTCTGTGATGAAGTTAGCAGAAAATATGACGATGTTAGGTGATGAGGTTGTTGTAACTGGTGAAGTTATTAGTGGTAATTATAATAATGTAAAATACCTAAGCTATTCAGATTTGGGTAGAAACCAACATTACGATGTGGTCATTGCAACAAATTATATCCATTATATGATAGAGCTGGATTCACGAGAAATAACTTTTGATAAATCTTACTTCTGGGTACACAATAATGAGTATTATCCATATTATTGGGGTGAAGTTCTTGAAAACATGGGTTCTGAATATATAGAAAATACTCGTTTAAATAAAGTAGTGGCTGTATCAAAGTACTCCTCACGTATATTGTCAAGTAACTACCCAAAAATGCAGGGTAAGCTTATTGATATTCCAAATGCAATTGACCCATTGGATTGGGAGATGGTAGACACTCAAAACAAAATTAAAGACCGATTTATATATTCATCAGCAGCTGATAGAGGACTACAAAATTTATTGGAAATGTGGCCTGATATTAAACAAATAAAACCAAATGCAACTCTTTTGGTAGCAACTCCACCATATGGGTTGGATTGGTATGAGGATTATAAAACTGAGTTGGATGGTGTTGAGTTTGTAGGAGCGTTACCTCCTTCAAAATTATATAATGAAATTGGTAAATCCGAATATTGGGTGTATCCGTCATATTATGATGAAACCTTTTGCATAACAGCTCTTGAAATGATGATGGGTGGTGTTAAAATTATATCATCCGATAGCGCTAACCTAAAAAGTATATTAATAGGTAGGGGTAAACTTGTATCATCTTCATTAGAATTTTCAGAAATGAAATCTCAAATGCTGGAGTATATTAAAAACTCCGATACTGAACGTGATTTTTGGAGTGTTACTTTAAAATCTGCAAAAGAATATGCTCAAAATTTAAATTGGGAACGTATATCCAAATTGTGGAAAGACCAAATTAACGAAGATTATTCAGAAACTTCAAGAAACGTATTACATCCTGAATTGTATAGTTTTAAGGAAGATGAGGTTAGGTGGTTAAAGCGATTCGTAACATATGATGCACAAATTAAAGAATGGGAACTTATTGCAGATGAACCATTTGATGGATGTTTCAGTTTTCCATTATTCACTCCTGAATTTTGTAGAATGATTCGTGAAGAAGCAGAATATTCAAACAAATGGACAACCAATCGACACGAATATTACCCAACAACAGATATGTTACTTAATGAATTGGGTCTTGATGAAATTTATTATAAGGTATTGCAAGAATATGTATTTCCATTCTTTATCTACAAATTTGGATTAGATGGTAATGGTTGGTCTGATATGAGTTCTGAAAACTTTTTAGCAAGATACAACACAACTACCCAAGGGCATTTATCTATTCATCACGATGCATCTGATATGACTTGTTTAGTACAACTTTCAGACCTTGATGAGTATGAGGGTGGGGGTACTTGGTTTTGGAGACAAAAGAAATTAGTCAAAGCTCCAATTGGATATTGTAGTATTCATCCTGGAAACATTACTCATAAACACGGAGCGAGACCTGTGAGTAAAGGTCAACGATATATCATAGTTTCTTTTATGAAAAATATGAAAAGGTAAACCTCATACTATTTATATAGTGAGATAATAGTATAGGAGTTTAAATGGCAGTTAACATTCCAATATGGCCAGGTTCGGGTTCATTTACAAGTGGCTCGTCAACACCTTGGGGATATTTTGATTCAGATTCACAATTTGTATCAGATGCTCCAAAGGTTGCAGATTGGTGCGCTAAACGATTGGGATACCCAATTGTAGATATAGAATTACAAGATATCAACTTTTTCACTTGTTTTGAAGAAGCAACAAATGAGTACTCCTCACAAATTAATCAATATCGAGCAAAAGAAAATATGTTGTCTCTTCAAGGGTCTGATTTAAATTTAGATTTAAGAGATACACAACTAAACAATAATATGTCTGGTGTCGTTAATATCGCAAAAGATTATGGTACTGAGGCATTAAGTGGCGGTCGTAACACAGTATATACTGGGTCATTCGAAATGGTGAGTGGCCAACAAATTTATGACCTTGGTGATGGTAATGTTGTTACATTAGAAAGTGGTTCAGTTGTAAATGGGGTGACTATTCGTAGATTCTACCACTATCAACCACCTGCAATTATTAGATACTTTGACCCATTTGTAGGTACAGGTATGGGTTCTCAGCAAATGTTGAATACATTTGGTTGGGGTGCATATTCTCCAGGCGTATCGTTTATGATGCAACCAATGTTTGATGACCTTTTAAGATTACAAGCAATAGAATTCAACGACCATATTCGTAAATCATCATTTGGATTCCACATCGATGGTCAGAGGGTAAGATTGTTCCCAATCCCAACAACAGGTGATACTGGAACAAAAGTTTATTTTGATTATACATTAGATAGTGAAGTAAATTCACCAATTGCAAAATCAAATGTAGTAAGTGACTTCTCAAACGTACCATTTCAACGATTGACATACACATCCATTAATTCTTCAGGAAAACAATGGATTGCTAGATACGCATTAGCTCTTGCTAAAGAAATGTTAGGGGCAGTTCGTGCTAAATTCTCATCAATTCCGATTCCAGGAGCAGATGTAAACTTAGATGGTGCTGACCTTAGAAGTGAAGCAAGTGCTGAGAAAGAAATTTTATTGACTGAGTTGAAAGATATGTTAGAAGCTACATCTCGTAAAGCACTTATGGAAGCAAAACGTGATGAGTCTGAATTTCTTGAATCAACTTTGAATAGAGTTCCGAGACCAATTTATATAGGATAAAATATGGCACTATTTGGTGGACAACGAGATATGTCTTTATTCAGAACCTTGAATAAGGAACTTATCAATGACATCATTGATACGGAAGTCTATTACTATATGTTAGCCGTAGAGGAGACTAAGTCAAACTTATATGGTGAATCCAAAGATAAAATTTACCATCAGCCAGTAAAACTCCCAGCATTGTTTGAATTTGTTCAAGCAGAACAAGTATCAGACGACTTTGGTCAGTCTTATAGTAGACAGGTTACCTATAACTTTTTAAGAGATACTCTTGTTGATAAAGAATTAAAACCTGAGGTTGGTGATGTTATTCAATGGGATGACACCTATTATCAAATAGATGCAGTTTATGAACGCCAATTCTTCGCAGGAAAAAATCCAAAATCTTGGGATGGTGGTGATACTCAAGGATATTCTGTATCTATTATATGTGATACTCACGCTACAAGGTGGAGTTCACTAAACTTAGTCGATACTCGATTTGGTAATTCGAACCAAAATAATAATGATATACCAATGGGATTATAATGGCAGTAAAGTATAGAAATACCGATATCGTAAAACCAAACCTTACTCAAACCGAATCTTCTACATCAGAAGACCCAAAATTGAATAAAGCAAAGCAGGTTCGTAGAGACCAAGATGATGTAAAGAACATTTCAGTTGGTATTTACGACATAGATACTGCTTTTAAGACTTTTTTAGAAAAAGACGTAAGACCTACTGTTGAATCTGATGGTAGATTCTATCCTGTTCCTGTAATGTATGCATCTCCCGAAAAATGGGCAAGTGCTCAACGTGATGGGTACATGAAAGATGATAAGGGAATGTTACTAACACCCGTTATTTCTTTTAAAAGAAACAATCTATCGATAAACACCGAACTTTCAAAATTAAAGGTAGCACAAAACGAAGATGCTCATCAAATGTTTGAAAGAAAATATACAAAAGTAAATAGGTATGACCAATTCTCCATATTGACAAACCAACAACCCGTTAGAGAGTTTATGTCGGTTGAAAGACCTGATTATGTAAACTTGGAATATGAAGTGGTAGTTTGGTGTGATTATATGGAGCAGGTGAATAAGATTGTAGAACAAATTATTTACTTCCAAGGTCGTTCTTTTGGTGATAGATATAAATTTGTAATCAAAGCAGATTCATACTCATTTGAAACTACATCAGTAGTAAATGAAGATAGAATTACACGAGCAAATATTACTTTGACTACAAAAGCATACATCGTTCCAGAATATGCAAGTATGGTTAACAATACTAAACGTAGATTTTCAGTTGGTAAAGTGTCTTGGGGTGAGAATCCAAAGTTAGGTGGAAATGATTTACCACCAATCATAGGTAATGAATAATTTTTACATATTTATACCATATAAGTAATTAAAATAAATGTTATGTCTGAAAAATTAGTAAAACAATTTACTGAAGAGGAAGTCGCTGAAATAAAAGGTCTTCAACAACAAGTTCTAACCACTATTTCTAAAGTGGGTGAGATTGAATTAAATATCCAAGACTTGGAAGATACTTATAAGGCACTACAAAACGAAAAAAATTCTTTGATTAGTGAATATAACGATTTGAGGGTCAAAGAAACTGAAATAGGAAAACGATTAAGAGAGAAATATGGTGATGGTACATATGATATTACCACAAATACATTCACTCCTATTGAATAAATAGTCGTTTCCCTAATTTTTGGTGTATTTATTATAAGGAAAACCAAATTTTGAATTTAGGAGAAAAATAATGGCTGAAAGAATTGTTAGTCCAGGTGTCTTCACAAGAGAAAAAGACCTTTCATTTTTACCAGTAGGTATTGGTGAGATTGGTGCAGCTCTTATTGGGCAAACTGTCAAGGGTCCAGCTTTTGTACCCACAAGAGTAGAATCATTTAATGAATTTCAACAAAACTTCGGTGGATTAACCGAAGACTCATACCTTCCATATACAGCACAAGCTTATTTGGAAGATGCAGGTGCTGCAACTATTGTTAGAGTATTGGGAGCAAGTGGATACACTGCTAAACCATTAGCATTAGTAATATCATCATCAGCTGGTGAGTATGTTGGTGCTGTATTACACCCAACTACAACTACATTTGATGGTGATTTTGATGACTCATCAGTAGATGCTGCTGCAAGTGCATCATCATTCATACTAACACTAACAGGTAGTTCGGTAACTGAAACTATTACAAGTGCTTCATTAGACCCAGCAAACCAAAACTATATTACAAAGTTATATGGATACGCACCTAAGTCTTCTAAAGTTGCTTATACTCAACTAAACTTCTCAACTTTCCAATCAGCATCATTTGCTACTGGAGAGTCTTGTTCAGTTTCAGTACAACAAGTTGATGTTGACTATACACAAGCATATTCTGAAGCAGTAACTCCTTGGATTAAATCACAAAAAGTTGGTGGTGTTGCTACTAACTTGTTTAAATTCCATACATTATCCCATGGTACATCTACTAACTATGAATTTAAAGTAGGTATTCGTGATGTAAAGCCAGCATCTGAAGTTCCAGGTTCTGAGTATGGTACATTTAGTGTTATCGTTAGACGAGTAGACACTTCTAAAATTCCTAATTCAATTTTCGGACAAGGTGTTCAAGATACTGACACAAGACCAAACATCGTAGAAGAGTTTACAGGTCTTAACCTTGACCCTAATTCACCAAACTACATTAAGAGAGTAATTGGTGACAAATACATTACTGTTGATGCTAATGGTAAATTGACATCAAATGGTGACTACAACAACGCTTCAGTACACATTCGTGTAGAAGTTGATACTGATGTTGATGCAGGTGCTATTGATTCATCACTTGTACCATTTGGTTTTGGTGCAGTAACTTCACCATTACATTCTACATACAATTTACCAACACCTTCTTATGTTGTATCTCAATCAGTAAGTAACGAATACAATAAGAGAGTGTTCTTAGGATATAATTTTGACTTTACAAATACTGACAACTTAAACTTCCTATCACCACTTCCTGAAACATCTACTGAAGTAGTTGGTTCTGACTTTGACTTGGCTGATTGTCACTCAAATGGTTCATCAATTACATTGACATCTGATGTTGATGCTAAGAAATTCATCGTACCTTTCCAAGGTGGTTTTGATGGATGGGAGCCAAACCGAGTAGTTCTTACAGGAACTAACATTGTTGCAGGAAACACCCAAGGTTTAGATTGTTCTTCGGCTACTGCCGCTGGTACTGTCGCTTTGAGAAAAGGTATCAATGCTATATCAAATCCTGATGAGTTTGACATTAATATGTTAGTTCTTCCAGGTATCTTAAATAGACTACACCCTGCAGTTACAATCTTCGCTAAAGATATGTGTGAAGATAGACAAGATTGTTTCTATGTGATGGATGCTGCTGGATATAATGATTCAATTGCAACCGCAGTTAATTCATTGAGTTCATTTGACTCTAACTACGTTGCTACTTATCACCCATGGGTTAAGATTCTTGATACTGATAAAAACAAACCTGTCTGGGTTCCACCAAGTGTTGTTCTTCCAGGTGTGATTGCATTTAACGACTCAGTTGCTGCTGAGTGGTACGCACCCGCTGGTTTGAATCGTGGTGGATTGTCAAACGTTATCGAAGTTAAGACTCGTTTGACTCATGATGAAAGAGATACACTTTACACAAATAGAATCAACCCAATCGCTACATTCCCTGGCCAAGGTGCTACTGTATTCGGTCAAAAGACCCTACAAGCTAAACCATCGGCATTGGATAGAATTAACGTAAGAAGATTGATGATTGCTGTTAAGAAGTATATCGCTTCATCTACAAGATATTTAGTGTTCGAACAAAACACAGCTGCTACAAGAAATCGTTTCTTGTCAATCGTAAACCCATACTTGGAATCAATCCAACAAAGAAATGGTCTTTACGCATTCCGTGTGGTAATGGATGATACCAATAACACACCTGATGTGATTGATAGAAACATTATGGTAGGAGAAATTTACTTACAACCAACTAAAACTGCTGAATTCATTGTACTTGATTTCAACATCCTTCCAACGGGTGCTGCATTCCCAGGTGCATAATTTCAGAAAACTGACTATTTATTAGAGAAAGATAATAGGAGATTATAAATGGCACAATTACTTGACCCGAACGAAATTATGTTCACCAACTTTGAACCTAAAATGTCAAATAGGTTCATCATGTACATCGAAGGAATTCCTGCGTACTTGGTGAAAACGGCAGCCAGACCTGAAATTACAAATGGTAAAGTTACCATCGACCATATCAACACTCGTAGATATATCAAAGGTCGTTCTGAGTGGTCTGATATTACAGTTAGTCTTTATGACGCAATTGTACCTTCAGCAGCACAAGCAACAATGGAGTGGGTAAGACTACACCATGAATCAGTAACTGGTCGTGATGGATACTCTGATTTCTACAAGAAAGATATCACATTCAACAGTTTGGGTCCTGTTGGTGATAAAGTAGAAGAGTGGACATTAAAAGGAGCTTACATCCAAACTGCTAAATTCTCAGATATGGATTACACTGGTGAAGATTTGGCAACTGTTGATTTAACACTTACATACGATTACGCAATACTACAATACTAAAATACGGATTGTAAATGTGAATTAAAAATTGAGAACCCTCACCTTTGGTGGGGGTTTTTGTATTATAAATGTTTGACTCCCATATTTATATGTGGTTAACCAAATATAACAAGGAAAAGTTATGACAGAATTACAAGACGACTACAAAGGAATGTCTGATAAAGATATTGCTGAGAAATTAAGATTAGAAAACGAAACAAAACAGCTTCGTGATTACAAATTCCCTACGGAAGTTATTGAGTTACCATCTAAGGGACTCGTATATCCAAAGGACAACCCACTTTCAAGTGGTAAAGTAGAAATGAAGTATATGACTGCAAAGGAAGAGGACATCCTCACAACTCAGTCATATATCAAAGATGGGTCAGTCCTTGACCGATTATTCCAATCTCTTATTGTATCAAATGGTGAGGGGTTACCAATCAAATATGTTGATTTAATTGTTGGTGACAAAAATGCTATTATGATTGCAGCTAGAATCTTGGGATATGGTAAGGATTATAAAGCTATCATTTCAGACCCGTTCTCTACAAATGAACAAGAAGAGATAATTGACCTTACTCAGTTCGAAAACAAAGAGTATGATGGTTCGGCTCAAATGGAATTAAATAAAAACGAATTTGAGTTTCAACTACCACAATCAAAGAGAACCATTACTTTTATGATTATGAACGAATCTAAAGACCGAAAGGTTAAACATAGATTGGAAGAAGTCAAAAAGGCAAATCGTAAAATGAAAGTAGAAGTTACTCCAGAACTTACTACACGATTGAAAGAGACAATTTTATCAGTAGATGGTAGTTATGACCGAAAGGAAGTTGAAAACTTTGTAGATAACGAATTATTTGCAGCAGACTCAAGAGCATTTAGAGCATATCTAAAAGAAGTTTCTCCTGATATTGACCTTACTTGGGAATTTATCTCAGAAGAAACTGGGGAGAGGAGGGAAATGAGTCTACCGATAGACCTTACCTTTTTTTGGCCTGCCGATTAATTATAGGCAAATTCTTCACTCTCAATTATTTGACCTTATATACCATGGTAATGGTGGGTTTACTTGGAATGATGTGTATAATATGCCTATTTGGGCAAGAAAATTTTATACAAACAAAATCATCGAGTTTAAACAAATGGAAAAGAAAAAGATGGAAGAAGCACAATCTAATAAAAGGGGAACACGAAAATAGTTCCCCTTTCATATTTATATAAGATAACAAACGGAGTAATCATGAGTAGTAATAAAAAACTAGCAGAAACTATAAAAAGAATTTCATCTAAATCTGGGTTAGATGAGGGGTTTTTAGCAAATATATTAGAACCCTTCTTAAAGAAAAAATTAAAAAATGACCCAAATGTTAAAAAATCATT